CATGCAGTGTGCCATAACCATCTGCTGTGCTAGGGCCACCTAATACTGTTAATATTGTGCCATTTGTGCTGGCACTAAAGCGACACTTTTGGTTGGTTGATTCTGCAATAGTAAACACATAAGTCATTACTTTGTTATCTGAACTTATATAAGCGTCAGTGACAGCACTATTGACAAATGATTCACCATATAACACTGGAATTTTATATTTTGTATCTGGGTTTGTTTGAACACGCCCGCCTGGATCTGCTCCTGCTTTTGCTCCTTGGTCTTTACCAAATCCTTTGTTGATTAAAGCACTGACAACCATTAGGCCGCCAATAACAACAAGGGCACCAACAATCAATGCGGCAGTGCCGGCGAAACCAAAGAATGTTCCAACGGCAATGAATACGGCTGGTCCTGCATGTGCTGGGTTAGTAATTGATACTCCGGCTAATACTGCTAGAATTAATCCAAAAATCTTTTTCATGTTCGTCTCCCTAACAGTTTCACATAACTTTGTGAAGTTGCTCGATAGTTCTTTCGCTCAAGCAAACGATCTAATTGTGGTGCGGCTGGTCTTGTATGATGAAATACCATTGCAACCCCCATATCTCTTAACTTTTGTTCTAATGCTTCAATTAAACGTAGACCAATTGATCCTTTGCGATGTTCTGGGTCAACATATAATGCATGGCATACACCCATTGTAAGTCCTCGGTAGAACAACATTGGTTGTATTTGATATAATGCATAACCTACTGGTCTATCATCATCAAATACTGCAATAGCTGAACACACACCTTGCCGTTCAAGATCTAGGATTGTGTCCCAATCCATTTCAAGAGCAATACCATATTCAGTCATTTCAACTTCTTCATGATGATTTATGCTCATGTGATCCACTGCTTGATTAACAATCACATGTTGAAGTTGTTCTGCTATATTGACATTTAACTCTATTCTATAAGCCATTATGCTGGTTTTCCAAAGTCGAAACTTGCATTAACTAGTGTTTCAATGCGATTAAATGTTGAATCTTTTGCAATGTGTTCTGCTGTATAACCTGAATCACTAAACACCAATTCCTCATAGTCATCTCGATATAAGTTATTGTTTGTTCTGCGTCCACTTAGTCTATTTTGTATAACACCAACAATGCTTGAACACATAACAGTAATTACATAACTGATTGATTCATCACGTGATTGTGGAATTGTTTCACTGAGACTAAAGTTAGTAACAAAGCCATTGAATCGTGTGTAGATCTGCTGAACATCATCAACAACATCTACTTGTCCATTAAACAAGTCAAAGAACACACGCTTAATCTTAATTTCACCACCCTTAATTGGGCTACCTAAGATTGCTGTAACATAAGCAGGGTTAATAGCACTTAGTTGAACTGAGATTTCACTGTTAGTAGTTTCTAGTGTATTTTGCACTTCTGAGATTGACAAGAAACCGCCAGCGGCCGCATAACGCTTGTCAACATCTAGTTCAATTGACAACTCGGTGCCACTTGTAAATGTGTTACTGGTATTGCCTGGATCAAAGTTAAACTGATTGTCAACAACTTTAAATGTTGTTGCACTAGGCACCAAGTTAACATAGTAATCAACACCTTCAGTGATACCATTAGTTGTTGTAGCAATAGTAACTCTATCACCAACAGCTAGTCTGTGATCTGCTGAAGTTGTTAATAAGTCTGTGGCAATGTCTGTGACCGTAACATTGGGATAGTTATTGTCCCATACGTCAGTTGCAGTGTCTGCCAAGTAAAGTGTAAAGGGCATTCTTTCAACTGGATCAGTGTCAGGAACAACAACCATAATTGTTAGTTCTACAAGTGTTCCATAATGAATACCTGGACGGCTTACTGGTGCAATGTTCTGTGCCATTAGACAATGTTCTCCAATAGTTCAAAGTCACCATTGAAGGTAATCATCTTGCCGGGAGCCCAACTAACTTCAGGGAACTTTGTTACTTTTACGTAGAACAGACATGTGCCGCCAACTATTAACTTATTCTGATCAGTGGCGGAACTCAGTGGATCGTAACTGTCTACTGTGTCTGTTATTGGATCATAAGTTTGTGCAATGAATGCTCTGTTTAATTTTACATATTTGACGGTTTCGCCTGCGAATTTATTAAACGAATTAACAGCACCCGTGTCATTAATGATATCAACTACAACATATGGATAACGATAAGGTCTGTTTAAGCCTGCTGTTCGACCAGCTGGCTGAATGAGATCACCACGTTTAAGTATCCAAGTATTGATGGGAACATTGGTAACATCAATGGTCATAGTATTTCCATCAATAGCTGTGATTGTTACATCATCTAATACCTCGTATGATCTTCCACCCCATGCATCGCCATCGCCGGCGAAGATGTATTCTGATCGAGCGGCGGTTCCTCTATATACAAAAGGATCAAATTCACCAGCATAAACGCTAGCATTTGGTGAATAATCAACTGGTGTTAACATTCGAATAGCATGTTCGCCATCTTTGTCTTTATTCCAAATTGTTTCAAATTCATCTCTCCAACCTTGCCATGGATACACGGGGCTTGGTGTAATTTTGAAACTCCAAGGTTTGGCAAAGTTTCGTTTTTGTGTATAAAGTCTACCACTACGACTTACACTTTGTGCTACTACACCGAGATGATTAAATTCAATATTCTGTGCAGTATCAACAAGTAATTGCATTTCGGTGCCTGTGAAGCCATCCTTGCCAATGGTGGTATATTTTCCGTCTGAAAAGACGGGAAAGGAATTAGTTCTATTGCCTAACTGTGGATCAAATGGATTTGTCATTATCGTGTTATCCTTTGTGGTGTTGCTCGACGCCCTTGTTCGACTACTGCGTGAACAAATCCTGGATCTCGTGCCAGTTGTTGTTTAAAGCTCATTGCGTCTGTGGCATTAATGTTGTATGTAACATACTGTGCGCCACCGCCTAAGGCACTACCTGTGCCAAATGCTTGATCGTTAGGGATAATTGTTCCTGCTGTGCGTGGCACGAAAATTTCAGGACCTTTCTCACCAACAATACTTGGCATGCCCACTGGTGGATTACCACCATCAGCAAAGAAGCCACCAAATGCCAGTTTAGCAATACCAATGATTGCTTGCTTGGCAGCAATACGTGCAAGGTCAGCAATAACACTGTTGGCAAAGTCTTTGAATGAGAACTTACCAGTCTTAACAAAGTTAACAATGGCATTTTCCAAGTTAGTTGTTACAGTTTGGAATGCACTCTTGGCAGAATTAGCGGCGTTACTGGCATTATCAACATATTCAGCAAATGCTTGTTTCCAACCAGTTGCCCACTCTCTTGCTACAAGTTGGTTTTCTTTGGTCTTTTCAATAATAGGATTAAAGCTCGCATCAACTGCCTCTTTAATATCAGCGAACTGGCTTGGATCATAAGCATTGCGTAGTTTACGTGCTTGAATTTCAGCTTCAACCATTGCTGTCTTTTGCTGTTCTAAGCCTAGAATAATCTTTTCATCAGCAGTGGCAGTTAGGCCTTTCTTTTCAAACTCTAAACGCAATAGTTCTGTGGCTTTTTGGTTTTGTGTGGTTAATTCAAACTGCTTTCTAAGTCTTGCTTCTTCAGCGCCAGCAAGTGCTACGTTAGCATTGAATACACCTTCTAATTGTTCTCGTTGTTTGGCTAGGATTGCATTGTATTCTGCACTACCAACTTTAATTTTGTTACCACGCTCTAATTGCTTGTCTAATTCAGCATTAACAGCACTTCTTAGGCGTGATTCGTTTTCAAGTTGTGCTTTACCTGTGCCACTGGCAGTAATACCGGCAATGCGAGCTTTAATATCAGCTTCTTCAGCAAGTAATGCACGACCTCGGCTAATTGCGGCATTAGCATCAGCGTATTGATTCTTAAGATCAACAGCTTTACCAGCAAGAACACCAAGTGCATTACTTGCTGCCAGAATAGCTGTTTTTTGCTTTTGTAATTCATTAACTTGATCTTGGTAAACTCCTTTAACTTCCTTGCTTGCATTCAATGTTTTTGCATTAAGTTCGGCAATTTGCTTGTTAATTGAATTTAAGATTGTTTCTCGTTGCTTTTCAAACTGATTATTAGCTTCAGCAACTGCTCTAGCTCTTTCACTTAGGCCAATTAATGCATTACGCTGGTTAGCCTCTTTGATTAGTTGGTCTAATGGTTTCTTTTCTTCTTCAAACTTGCGTTTTAAGGCTTCAACTTCCTTGTTGATTTCTGTAACCTGGCTTTTTCTTTCAGGTAATTGTGGAATAGCTGTTGGTTTTACTGTAACACCACCAGCAGTAACAGAGCCTGCGGCAATATCTGATGTTTTCTTAATTTCTTGACCGGCTTTTTTCGCTGCCTCGGCTTGCTTGTCATACTCTTGACCAGCCTTTTTGACTGTTTCGTGTAGGTCTGACATTGAGCTTTTTACTGATTCTGGAACAGCATTCTTAATTGCTGTGGCAAGTTCGTCTGCTTTACTAGCAACATAGACAAACCCATCACCAGCAAGGTCCTTCATGCTTGATGTTAGTTCTTCACCAGTCATTTTAATTTCATCAAACAATCCAGTCCACTTGGCTACTTTGTTGTAACCATCAATGAACACTTGAATCATGCTGGCAAACTTGTCAGCAATCCAGTTGATTACTTGTCCAAATTTGTCTTTTAAGTAAACACCTAACTTGGAGAACATTCCTCCTAGTTTGTCAACAACAGCATATAACTGCGCCATTGTTCGACCAAGACCATTTTCAACACTTAGGTAGCCAATAAGTGCAACTGCGGCTGTGGCTAGTGCGCCTAATGGGTTTGCCGCAATAGCTACTGTTAATACTCTAACTGCTAGAGCAATGCCTCGGATATAACCAGCAACTTTAACAGCAATGATTCCGCCCATTACGGCTTTAAGTGTGTCAAAGTTTTCAGCTAAAACTTGTAATAGACTACGTAGGCCGTTAACTGCACTGCCTAGGGTTTGACCAAATGATTCTGCTAATGAGTTATTGCTGGTAATTACATTTGTTGCATCTTCAATTAATGCACCAAAGCCTGCTCCTTGACCAATAGTATTAAGAGCATTGGTAACAGCAATGCCAAAGTTACTCATCTGTGTGCTTAGGTTCTTTAAGCGAGCTTCTGTTGCACCACCAAAGCGTTCTTCAATGCCTTTACCTAGTGCGTCAAGAATAACTTGTGCGCCTTTGGCTGACTGTCCAAGGTTAGTAAGTTCAAGTCTACCTAGGCCTAATTTTTCTTTTAAGATATCAAATACTGGCAAACCTCTGTCAGCAAGTCTGTTGAGGTCTTCTAAGCCTAAGCCACCTGCTGTTGTTCTTGAGAACAAGTCTGTGATAGCTTCTAAGCTGCCAATTTGATCAGTGGTAACAGCAGCCGCATCAGTGAATGATTTTAATAATTGTTGTGTTGGCTGGATGCCTGCGGCACCTAGCTTGATAAATGTTTTGCTTAGTTCTTCAACACCAAATTGTGTTTGTGTGCTGAGATCTTGAATTGCTTTGAATGCTTGTGCGCCAGCATTTGCACCACCAAATACTGTGCCTAATGATGTTCTAAGGTCTTCAAACCTTGCTGTTACATTGGCAATGCTGGAGATACCAGCACCAGTTGCAATGGCTGCAAGTGCGGTTTTAACAGCACCAATCCTTGAACTTACTTGGTCAAAACTGCGACCAGCATCTTGACTACTGCGCTTTACTTTATTAGTAAAGTTATCTGTGGCCTGACCGGCTTGACGAAGGCCATCTTGGAACTTTTTAGTGTCCAGTTCTAAGGCAGCGTTAATACTAGCCATATTATCTTCCTCCTAATTTTCTAAACCTACGACTGATTTCTCTCTCGTAGAATTTAGCAGTGGGTTGACTCATGCCCTTGGGCGATTGGCTACTATAACCTTCATCAAGCCTTTCAGCATATGGGTAATTTGCTGTAATAGTTTCTCGATTCTTATTCAAGGTTGTCTTGCGACGAGCGTTGCCAGTGCGATAAGGTGTTTCTCTTTTCCAAAAGAAATATGCCTGCTCTTGTGCGGCTCTTATTTCTTTTCGAGCAAGTGAGGCCAACTTCTTTATCTGCTTACTTTCGATTTTTATCTTCATTCCCATTTTTGAAGTCCTCCAGTTTTTTCTGTAACTGCTTTAAATCATATTTTGCAGGGTCTACACGGCCGCCTGACTTTACTGTTTCTCGTCTGTTTACCTCGTTACGATAGCTAACTGCTACATCAAATATGAAGAGATCAGTAGTTGTTGCCTCTGTTAATACCTTACTCGGTAGTTGCCCATATCGTTCCGCCATCGAGTCTATTGTTAAGATATGAGTTAACAAACTACTATCTTCTTGGATCTCCTCGCTAGTTACTTTCCCAACTGTTCAACAATCTTTGTAATCGCTCCTGTGATTACATCTGGTGGTAATACCATACCATCTTTCATTACTGGATGGCCCTTTTCATCTAGGATAAGAGTTTCCAGTTTAACCAATGCTTCGCCGTAATTTGCTTCTAGCATTGTGGCGATGCCAATAAACTCGCTCATTTGTAGGCGATCATAGATATAAAACTCTAAACTATCACCATACTTTTCTTTAATGTCGTCTGTGTCTAAGACAACTTTCATCAATTGTGGCTTTGCTGCCAACTTGTTTAACTGAATAGCCATTACTTCATCTCCTTATCTTTAGTGTGATTTAACGCACTTAACAAAAACTTCAATCGTGTGTCCGCTTGTGCAAGATCATTCTTGGCACAGCGAATCTCTGCAACAGCTTTAGCTGCCTCAGCTATCAGGCTTTGTAAAATTTCTTCTTGGGTTTTATCATCGAAAATCATGTGAGCTCCTCAAATCATGTTATGTTTATTTATACAAAATGGGAGAGAGCCCTTTCGAACTCCCTCCCTGCATGGAGACTGCCTATGGATTATTAGGTAGCTGAACCAGCGGTGTAGTCACCGTCTACTTCAATACCAATTGGTGATACCCAAATTGGGCTGTCAGCTGATACAGCTGGAGCCACGTTTGAGAAATAACCACTACCCATGATATATCTGTCACTTGTTGAAAGGCCAGATAGACCAATTAGGAAGTCAATTTTAATCTTGTCGTTTGACAAGTTGAATACGCCTTCGTCATCGGCTTCGCCACCACCTGGGTTTGCACCAAAGAAAGTGTCTGGGTCGAGAACTAGGTTACCACTAATTGAGTTGGTTGAAACTGAAGTAACAACATACTCAGAAGCGGTGTCCAACTGCTTCCATCTGAATGTAGATGGAGTGTTGGTGATTGTGATGTCCTGTAATGCAGGAACTTCGAGAGTGTCAGCAGTAGCAACTCCACTTGCGTGGAAGTCTGCTTCAACCGGCGTTGTGCCGTCGTTTACACGAACTAGCACACGAACGAAGTCTGCACTTGAGGCTGCGTTGATATATGCCATCTTTAGCTTCTCCTATTAGATGTTATAAAATCTATATTCTAATTCATATAAGAGAACATCGTCCTCTAATGAAGTAGTATAGTCAAACTCTTTTCTAAAAGAGTCTATATTTGCTTGTGCCTGAGCACAAACCGTTAATGCATTATCGAGATCAGAGGATCTATTTTTAGCATCGACTGCCAAAAAGCCTCGAACTGTTGTAACTGTTTGATTAATACCTGAAGCATTTAACACGGGGATTAACTCCTCTTGTTCACTGTCAGGTTCCGCAAGATAGATACGTTTCATATTCTTCAAGTAAAGTGGGTTATCACCTTCCTCCCAAGGTTGTTCTGTGCTGACAGAGATTGTGCCAGTTAAGTTACTACCAAGATAGGCTAGAAGAGTGCTACGCATTATCTTATCCTCACTAGGTTGATGCGGCTGGGTTGCTTTTCGTTATATTCGATTGTAGCGTCCCCATCATAATCATACCAGTCACCAGCTTCGGCTAGTTCCTGTAATAAGCGATTGTATTGATCAGTATAGTGTTTGATCTTTACAACTTCACTGCTGGTTTCGTTGCCAAAATCAGCAATGCGTGGTAAGATGTAGTCGGCTAGCACATTATAGATGTTTAGGTCTTTAAATGCTTGCTCTCTTGCATCAATGTTGTCAGGATTGACGTCTGGAACTAGTCTAGGATCTGTGATGTTTGCAACTTCGCGAACATAAGCTCTCCACCAATCACTAGCAGAGATCTCACCTAGAATTCGTTGACTGCTCAACTCTAACAATTCATTTACCACCGCTTCAGTTAGGCCTTCGTTACTTTCAAAGAGTCGGCTGTCTCGCTGAGTCACGTCAGCGTATAACGCAAAACTTAAAAAGTCTAAACCGTCATAGTTGAATGCCATAGCTTTCAGCCCTCCTTAAATTAGAATCCTTCTGATGTAATGATAACACCACGGTTTGGATCGACCAAGCCAACACCTGCATGGAGGTTAGCAACAAGATCGTTACCAACAGCTGATGCACGACGCTGAACTTCAAGCTCAACGTTCTTGAACATTGCAATACGCATTGCGTCTGCACCAAACACTAGACCGTTCCAGCCTGTGCCGCCATCGCTACCAACTTGATAGCTTTGGTAAACGTCAATACCAGCAACTGTGCCAACGTAACCGTTTGCCATTGCTTCGTTCTGAGCGTTTGAACCAGCAAAAGAACTGTTTGTCATGTTCTTCATTAGTTCAAAAACCTGCTGTGGATGTAGAACAGCGTATAGCTTTTCGCCAACGCCTGCACCACGTAGTGTAGCGGCAGCTTTGAACATGTCACCGGCTACTAGGAGGCTTGATCCACCAGAACCAGTGATTGCTGTGTGGGTAGAGAAGTTTCCAGTTGTCATGATGGCTGTTACGTCGGCATCAAATTTCTTAGAAACTGCGTTACCTAGGACACGACCAACTTCCTGTGGGTCAATTGCGCCAACATCACGTAGGATTGTGCGTGAAGCATAAACCTTTACTGGGATGGTGCGACTTGTGTCGGTGATTGCATTAGATGTAAAATCGTCTGCACCGAAAGCTGAGGCAGCTGAATCGACTTCAGCGGCTGAACCTTCGTTTAAAAATGGAATCTGTGCTGTTGCACTACCTGCTGGAACATTAACCATTGGAATGATGGCGCCGGGTAGGAACAATGAAGATTCGAATGCTGCATAAACAGCGGCAGCTTTGGTATTAACTACCATGCTTTCTAGGTTGAATGCACTTGAGTTTGCCATTTGTTATTTCCTCACTATTAAAATGAATTTAGTTTGCCGGCCTTCTTGGCTTCGGCATAAATCTTTCTGTGATCAGGTCTTGTTAGATCTAGACTAGCTAAATCAACTGGACCGCTAACACGAGGAGCATTATCAATGTTTCCACGTGTAGAATCAGTTGCTGGGTTAGCCATGACAAAGTGTGGGTTCGCTTGTAAAAACTCAGTTACATAACTTTCCACTGTTAGTGGCTTTCCGTTGTCGTCATACCTGACGCTACCAGTTTTACTGTCAACGACCTCGACATCTCCATCTTCATTTAGTTTTACACCGTTGCGTAATAGAGTCTTAACCTGTTCAGGATTTACTGACTTCATCTTTGCCGCAGTGTTTAACAATGGTGTCTCGATCTTATATTCCATAATCACAGAATCGCGTTTAGCGATTTCAGCATCTTTCTTAGATGCCATTTCCTGTAGAACTTTCTCAAATTCGCCACGCTTCATAGCAAGTTCATTTTGCTGTTTACGATGGCTTTCAACGATATTTCTAAGTTCGTCTGGATCTCCAAGATCCTCATACTTGCTTAGAACTTTCTTGGTGACTGCACTGCGAGTGCGAGCCATTGCATCATCAAAGTCTTTTTGAGAGTATGTTCTGTCGGCTGCCTGAGTTTCTGTTGTAGATGCCTCAGTTACATCATTATTGCCAATGTTTTCTTGTTCGGTCATTGTTCACCTCGCCTCCTTCGGAGTAAAAATTATCCTGGACAACGTCATGTGTCCTGGTCGTTTATTTATATTACTGCTCGCCTTCTTCGTGTGATTCGCCGGGCATAATGGTGCCATCTGGCATCACATGATAAGGTTCTGTAGCAACAACATAATTGTCTGGAACTGGTAAGTCTAATAGCTCAACAATCTCTGTGTCCACAGCTTGAATAACAACAGGATCAGTTACTGCTGTTCTTGTTTTAATAAGTTGATCTAGTTCATTATCAGTGTCTTTGATTGCAAAGCTATCTGGATAGTTGATTTCACCGTCCCAATCAGTTCCTTGATATTGTGCATATAATTCCCATAATTGTTCTTCAGCAAGTTCAATATTATCTGCTTGTTCTGACAGTCTTGCATTTAACAATTGGAATTCTACTTCA